GGCATGGTAACAAAAATGAAACAGGAAATCGAAGAATTGCATATTAAAAGAAAAGGGGAATGATTATGGATGTAAAAGTAATGATGCAGTATGTAACTTATGGTCTGGCACTGATCGGAGGGCTTGCTTTCATAGTATCAATCATTGTGCAGGTGATTAAGGAGCTTCCGGGATTGAAAAACATTCCGACCAGCATTGTAGCTCTTGCAACGTCCCTGGTACTGTGTCCGGTGGCATTGTCTGTATTGTGTACATATTATAAAACGGTGATCACATGGTATTATGTGTTCGCATCATTCCTGGCCGCTTTTGTAGTATATCTGGTAGCAACTGGCGGCTGGGAGAAGGTAAAAGAGATCTGGGACAGAACAAAGTATAAGGATTCAGGGGATGAGTGATCATCCCTTTTTCTCTATGAAAGGAGACTGACATGGAAATAAGAGGAATAGACGTTTCTGCATGGCAGGGAAACATAAATTGGGATACCGTGGCCAACTACGGCATGGATTTTGTAATCCTCCGGATCACAGAAGCCGGAAACGTGATTGATAACTGCTTTGAGAAAAATTACTCCGGATGTCAGAAGCATAACATTCCAACCGGAGCATATAAATACAGTTATGCCATGACAGTTGCGGAGATACAGAGCGAAGCCAGAAAAGTAGTGGAAGTTTTGAACGGGCGAAAACTGCAGTATCCGGTCTGGCTGGATTTGGAATGGAATAATCAGAGAAGCCTCGGAGCTGAACAGATCCATAAACTGGCAGAAGCATTCGAAAAGATTATCACGGCAGCGGGATATAAATTTGGTATTTATTGTAATGTGGACTGGTATCTGAACGTAATTTGTAGCCATCTGAAAAAATACGATTTCTGGATTGCACGTTATCCGGCATCAGATAACGGCACCTTACAGGAACGACTCCGGCCGGACTTTGGTGTGGGCTGGCAGTATTCCAGCAAAGCGAAGATACCAGGCATCAGCGGAACTGTAGATAGAAATATATTTTATAAAGATTATACTGCTACTGTAAAAAATGAGAATAAGGGGGAAGATACAGTGAAGAAAACAAAATCACAGATTATTCAGGCAGTAATAAATGATGCAGTTGAATTTGCGGTAAATATTGCCAATGATAATGCTCATGGTTACAGCCAGAGGATTAGAAGTCTGTATGAGATTAATGATCCCAAATCGTTTGACTGTTCGAGTTTGGCGTGTACAGCATATTACTACGCATTCATGAAGAACGGGCTGACTCAACAGGCGAGATACCTGAAAGAACATTGTAGCTATACAGGAAATATGCTCAATATGTGCAATTGTGGTTTTGAAGTTGTAGCAAGAAATCAGACAGCACATGCACAGATGCAGAAAGGTGATCTTGAATTAAATGTAACTCATCACGTTGCTATGGCGATTGATAGAGATAATATTGTACATGCAAGGTCATCCGAAGGAACTACAAATACTATTGATGATTCTGGTAATGAAATCAGAACTCAGCCATGGTATCTGTACAGTCATGGCTGGACTCATCGCCTGAGATTTACCGGCAAGGGTATTGATTTTTCCGGACTGACTGGTACGACTACCAGCAAAACGGAAACTACTACAACATCTAATGCTACACAGACAGGGGGGAAATATATGTTTAATCCAGAAACAGTAAAAGCAGGAGATAAAAACACGTCTGTGCTCCTCTTGCAGGAAATCTTAAGAGCCAGAGGCTTTAAAGGCAAAAATGGCAAAGCCTTGAAACTTACATGGACAGCAGATGCGAACACGATTTACGCGCTGAAAGCTTATCAGGAATCCAGAAAAGAAGTTTTGGAAGTGGACGGAATATGCGGACCTGCCACATGGAAAGACCTGATTGCAATCTAAAGGAATAAAAAAAGGAACTCTATGTTACAGAGTTCCTTTTGAATAAACCTTCTAAAACAATTCATTGTCTGCGTAGTGCGCCATAAGTTTATATAACACAAATTCTGGTGATAAATTTCGCCTTTTACATTTCTTCAAAAAGCTGTTGGGCAACTCAAGGCTGATGTGATTATTTGATTCTGGTTCTTTATATGATTTTTTGTTATTGCACTCTGAAAGTAAGTTTTCATCTCTTAGTAACTGCAAGAAATCTTTTCCTTTTGAAGTTATTCTATATCTCTTCGAGTTTCTCTCAATAAAACCTAACCCCCTCAAATATTGCGTGCGACATGATAAGTCGCTGCTCGACTTGAACGACATACTGTATTTCTGGTTTGCCACCTGTTTTAGTGCTGATCCGGTTAGCACCCCTGCTTCTGTTTCTGATTCTTGCAAAATCTCTGCGAAATAAAGTGTACAGGCTTGTATATGTTTGCCCAGTGAAATTTCGGAGGGCGTATTTAACAGATTGATGCCTGCATCTGTGAGCGAGTAAGTTTTGAAATCCGTTTCACGCAATAACTTCCATTTGCACAGTGTAACCAGAGTCATTCGAACAGTGTTTGCGGATTTTATATTATGATTCGATTCTAAAAAAGCTGAAAAGCGAGAGAATGATTTCTCGCAGTCCCTGAAAAAATTCAACATAACCAGAGTGCTTGACATTAAATTGCTTTTATCCGGAATGTATCCAGCACCTCGTTCTCTACTCATTTCCCTCTCCTTTTCCCAACGACTTTATTAAGAAATCTGAAGCGAAGCCTTCTATCGCATCGATATAATCTATATCTTCATCCTCCCATTCACAATTAGGATACCTTTCCCGGAATCTATCGACAATATTTAACACGGTTTTATACGCTGCTTGATCGGCTCCGTATTGGTCATCTAAATCTTTAGACCATGGATGGATCTTGCCTTCTCCCAGAAGCGTATCATATACAAACGTTACTTCTATGATATCTGTTTTCCTGACGGATTCTTCCAATAGATCCAGGACATATTCCGGTGGAGTTCGAACTCCTGCTTCCCATGACTCAAGTGTGCGGAGCGGAATGTTATAGCGCCTGGAGAACTCTGCTCTGGAGACTCCTATATAATTTCTCATTTCTGCAATATTCACAATTGTTACCTCCTTCATATTGAAACAATACCACACATTGTACGGTATTGTCAAAGCTTTATTGCATAATTAAAATGACAACAGCTATGAGCTGATTCGTTTGCACATAGATGTTATCATTAATTAATTTGATTGAATTCTGGGGAAAATATCCAGGACAAAGGTGGCTTCGTTCCCCATCCGGAAAGCATTTTTGACATCCTTCGTATAATTAACCCTCTCGATCAGTTCTTTTAACATCTTGTTCTTCGCAGCGGTGTCTAAACTCCAGTAGATTTCAAGCAGGTTTTCGCATCTTGGAATGAAAGAGGACCGCTGATCAATAAGCTCTTTGTCATGTCTGATTTCTTCTTTTAGACATTCTATAGAATCTTGGCAGGAATTAATGGAGGATGCGATTGAGTTAGATCGTTCAAAAAAAACCTCAGTCGTATAGATTCCCTGTTCGAGCAGATCATACTGCTTCATCTTCTGTACATTCAATTTCTCCAGTTCATGCTCTTTCTCTGCAATTAATTTCTTTTTAGATTTAACAGCGTTGTTAATGTCCGGACCGGGAACAGCATCATTCAGCCGGTATTCGTCAACAAGATCCTGAATGCCATTTAACACAGCTCTTTCCACAAGCGACAATTTGCTGCTTACAGTAGGGCAGGAGGTGTAAGAACACATAAGTGTGTCATCCTGACCGCGTTTCTGATAAGGCCGCCGAACCATGGCGCGACCACATTTGCTGCAGTACACAATTCCAGCAAGAGGATTTTTTATTGTGTTCTTGATACTGATCGGACGCGGAGGGTTCTTCTTCCGGATCTGCTGTACGGAATCATACATTTCTTTGGATACGATTGCCGGATGCCGGCCGGGAAATAAGAGTATATCATCCTCTTTAGATCGTGGACGCGACTGCGTGACCACACCATCCTGAATAGCCCTGACAGTTTTTCGACCATTCCAGCGGATCATTCCGGCGTATACAGGATTGGCAAGAACATCCTGGACACTGATCGGAACCCAGCTTTTTCCAGAAGGAGATTTGATCCCCATATCATTGAGCTTTCGAACAATCTTTGAAACACCGATTCGGTCACCGGATGCTCCGGAGTACAAAGAATAGATCATTTTAATAACTTCGGCCTGCTCCGGAACCGGCTGCAGTGTAAAACCTTTTTCGCCATGCAGTTTAACACGCTCGTATCCGTAAGGCGGTTTGGACCCGCAATACTTGCCTTCTTTTACAGACGCAATTCTTCCAGCATTCAGACGGCGTTTGATAGTCTTATATTCACGACGACTCATAAAGAGGCCAAATTCAAAGTATTCCTCATCAAATTCGTTATCAGGATCATAAGTTTTTGCTGGAGTAATAATCTTTGTATCAGAAAACTGGAAGGCTCTGGATACAACACCCTGATCAATTGTGTCGCCTCTGGCCAGACGTTCTACCTCTACAACCAGGACGCCATCCCATGAACCAGCTTCGACTTCTCGAAGGAGCTGCTGCATAACCGGTCGGGCAGAGATAGTTTCTCCGGAAACAATTTCACGGTAGATTGCCCCTACACTATAATTGCGACTCTTTGCCAGATCTAGGAGAATCCGCTCGTGTCTGGCCAGAGTTTCACCTTCACCTCTAAGCTCAGCTTCCTGATCAGCACGAGACTTTCTTAAATAGATACATACATTTTCATTCATAGGTAAACCTCCGTTATATTTTATGAAAAATGGGTATAAAAAATACACCTATACAGGTGTGAAGAAACATGCTATAATTCTAACTGTCCAGGAAAGAATTGAGCAATCACAACTGCAAAGATTCTTAAAGCCGTCTCTGTTAAGCAGGGGCGGTTTTTATTATTCTAATGATGCAGAATCGAGAGATTCTTTTACCTGTCTGAGATTTGATTGCGTAGATTCATCTTCTATTGAATCGGCTCCACGATATACATATTTAACTGTCTGCAAAGCATCTTGACCTAAAGTTGCGCATACATCGTTAATCCCTTTACCTTCAAATGAGTATTCGAGAAAAGCTCCATAATACATGACTTTTTCCATGGTTTCATTATCTGTAAAGTAGTTTGGATAATTGTCCTTCAAGTATGAAAGCGCTTCTTTACAGGTATCTAAATCCAACTGACCATCAGCATCAGATTTAGCTTTATTTACGATGCTATCTACCATTGCAGAAGTATTTGCTTCTGGTTCCGGTGCTTCTGTTGGCGTAATATTATTTGCGACATTAGTAGTAGAAGCATCAGTAGAACTATCGGTAGAACTATCTTTATGGTTTGTAGAACCGATTCCTCCAATTATTAATACTGCAAGCACTACGTAAAGCCATTTCTTTTTCATAAGAAAAACCTCCTGATTTTTATGGAATGAATTTCCAGTATAATAGAAATGCTTTTGCTAAGAAATAAGGTTATGAAGATATTGTTAAGTGAAATTATGTACAGCAAAAACATTTCAGTTCGGCAGCTCTCTGCCAGATCGGGAATATCCAAGTCCACAATAGATAATATAATGAACGAAGTATATTCGCCAACGATGGAAAACATGGAGCTGCTTGCAAAAGCACTAAAAGTGCGGATTACCGACTTGTTCGAGTCGGATTACAAGTAAAAACAAAAAAGTGTCCAGAATGCTGGACGATTCCCTCTAAATGCATGATTTTTTTGGAAAAAATGTCATAATATACACAGGGAGGGATGATTATGAAAATACTACAAAGCACCTCTTGAAATCGAAAGAATCTTGTTGTATATTAAATACAAACGAATGTTCGATACAGGAGGTACATACTCATGGAAAACGAAAAATACATTGTACTTATTATCAAATTACTTGAAAGAAACCGGAATCGCGCAAAAGAGATCTATTATCTCCTTATCGGATTCCTGGAAAGATGATCTACAATTTTATCTGCAGATAACCTCGGAAGGAGTAGTCTTAGTGGCTACTCTTCTTTTTTTTCAAATTTCTTGAATTCTTCATAAATGTAATCCCAGTATTTGTCCGGAAGCTCCATCAGCATATTAATACAGAATTTTTTGAATTCGTTCTGCTCGTTTCCCAGTCTGCCAACGGTGTTCAGGTACCGCATATCTTCCGGAATAAACATATTTTCAGGGCCACCAACTCCGGTCCGCAACCAGTCCTCATTTACATTAAACTCACGACAAATTGATTTGAGCATTTGTTCAGTGAGATTTCGTTTATCATTTTCTACATAAGATATGGCTGTTTTGGTAACGCCTAACTTTTCTCCGAACTGTTCCATACTCATTTCCTTTGCCCTGCGAACTGATTTGACACGTTCACCCTGCGTCATTGCCTCACCTCCTTGTAATTCTTTAATCAAAGAATAACACCTTGTATAAATAAAGTCAATAGAAAAAGTGAACAGAGGTAACAAAAAATGGTTGACAAAAGTAACAGAGGTAAGTATAATGTGAACAAAGGTAACAGAAAGCGAGGCAATCGCCAGACATATCAAAAAGGAGCACAACATAAATGGCAATCACAAGAAAGGTAGATACGGATATATATTGCGATATCTGCGGTAAATGGGTTACGGGTTGGAGGACCGACAATGGCGGAGTTAGCAGGGCATGGGCTGCTAAGTATGCGAGAAAGAAAGGATGCACAGTTGGAGAGAAAATCATCTGTAAAGAATGCAGGATAGAGAAGCGAATCCAGGCATGTAGCATACAGCAGAAGATTGGAAGTGCAGGAAGAGACAGCGATGGAACCTGTCTGGGGTTCGAAAGTGAAACATCAGACGAACCACTGGAGAAATGTAAACGGTGTATAGCATGTACATCGTACCAATGGAAAGAAGAATAGCCGAAACGGTCAGCAATGACCGTCTGGACACGATGGCAACGTGTCCACTGATGAGGTAAGCCAGAAAGGGGTGAAAAATATGTCACAGAAGAATATGAAAAGAATGAAGAAAGAGGACCTTACAGAAGAAAAGATAAAAGAAAGATGGAAACAGATGGAAGAAATGAATGCAATCTGGGACTGCCTTACAGAGAGACAGAAAGGCTATCTGGATGGCTGTATGAATACAGTTATCGCTCTGGCAGGTACAGAACAGAAGAAAGCCGGATAAAAAGGGTGGGAATGGCAGAAATGTCTGGGAATAGATGCGTGAGGTGTGAAAATGGATTTCACAGTGCTTTCAACTGAGTGCCGAAAGCACTGCAAAATGGTTTTACATATCAAACTTGTCGATTAGATAAATAATCTGCAGGACAAGAAAGATACATTCGAGGATATCTTTTACAGAATCCCTTAACCACACCTCCCATCTTGGGAAGCGTCCCTGAGTTGTTACCCCTTGGCAACTCCTTTCTGGTTATGTACCAAATTAGACTAAAACCTAAAGTAACAATTCAATAATAACACTTTTATAGATTGAAGTCTATGAAAAGAGGAAGAAAAAATGATTTATGAAAAAATCAAGCGTCTGGCAGCAGAAGAGGGAATCTCAATTGCTTCGCTGGAGAAGAAGTTAAATATCGGGAATGGGACTATCGGCAAATGGAACGAAGCATCTCCGACATTTGAAAATATTTTAAAGGTCGCAAAGTACTTTGATGTAAGTATGGATTATTTTGCAGAACGGGAAGAAAAGTGACTTGAGCAGGGGAGGAACCCTGTACAAACACACTACATAACATAATCCAAGAGAGGTGAACACATATGGCAGTGATTAAAGAAATTAAATATGGATCCGGCTTAATCCGAATCCACGATGACTACTGTAAAAATAACACAAAGGAAGATAATCAGAAAATTATAGATAATGTTTCGAAAATTATAATTGGATATTACCAGAGGAAGAATTACTGCGAAAGAAAAACCGCCGAATAAGGCGGAGACAGTAGGACAAACATACATAAATGAAGGGAGGCGAGAAAATTGGAGCGCAAGATGATCATATCTCTGCTGATCGGATACATAACCGCCATGCTCCCAATCTGGGACTGGAACACAAGATTAGAACTCTTTGCCGGAACAATAGTGCTGAGTATCACGTGCCTGGCAATCCTGATCTGGCTGCAGGAGAAGAGAAAAGTAATTAAAAAAGCCCTCACGTCTGCAAACATGAGAGGCTTATAAAAAAAAGAAAATAATTTGATTTACAAGAAGTATAAAACAAAACAAGAGAAAAAGCAAGGAGAAAATAAAATGCTGAAAAAAGATTTTGACGGATATCTGGAATTCGTGCAGAAAGTCCAGGAAGCTGACAATGAAGAAATGGAAAAACTCTGCATAGAACGTACGCAGTTATATGTAGATAAGATCCAGGATGTAATAGGAGTTGCACCGAGCGGGGATCTGGCCTTTGTTATCACAACGCTTCGGATAATAGCAGAAGCCGCGCAGAAACTTGAACCAGAGGCGACACGCATGGCACAGAAACTGTTTGATGGAATGAGCTGCTCAAGCAAATCCGGCACGTTCAATGCGAACACGACTGAGGCGGCCACCAGAGCATACGTAGACACGCTGAAAAGAAAATAAAAAGCTCATGTACGGGAATACATGAGCCGGGCTTTCGCCACCTGAGACAATTGCAATACAATAAGTATAACACTCAGGCGGCGGAATGTCAATTCCGGCAGGAGTGAACCTGCCATATTTTTAACCTTTTTCGAGACGATAAAAGTCTCTTAAAAGCTCGATTAGGGGTATTAGACTTACGACAGGAGTACTTATATGAGGTGGGCATACATAAGGGAGATATGGGACTTTGGGAGTACCATGGAGATAGAGGAAAAGCATACCGGAAGGTATGGAGCCAGGGGACAGGAAAGAGAAGAGAAAAAGAAAGCCACCCCGGAAGAGATTGCCAAACAGAATCAGTGGAGACGAGAGAGGGATGTAAGAAGACTGATCAAGTGGAACTTCTCTCCGGGCGATTACTGGATGACTCTCACATACAAGAAAGGGGAACGCCCCGCGTGGGAACAGATGAAGAAAGATCTTGCGAAGCTGATCAGAAAAGTCCGACTGAAATATAAGAAAAAGGGATGGGAACTGAAATACATTTACCGTTTGGCAATTGGAAAGAAAGGAGGCCCCCATGTGCACCTTCTGGTAAACCGAGAAGCAGATCAGGAGACAGGAACAGACAGGATCATCTCAGAACTGTGGGAGAACGGGCATGTATATTTCGCATCTCTCTATGATGCCGGAGGATATGTGAAACTTTCAGAGTATATCACAAAGCCTCTGGAAGAACATGAACCGGACGAAATTAAGAGATATAGTTGCTCCCGTAACCTGATCCGGAAAGAACCTAAGCAAAAAGAGATAAAAAGAAGAAATCTGGTGGACCGGCACAAACAGCCAATCTACCCGAAAGCTCCGAAAGGATATTACGTGGATCCGGAGTCTGTGAAAATGGGGATTAACCCCTACACAGGATATGCATACCGGCACTATACCCTTATAAGGATAGACGAGGGGGGATGAAATGACACATGTAGATATATATCTTGAAACGAGCAGTATTTTCCAGGGAATTACAGACAGAAAATGTGGATATGTCCTCTCGGTACTGGTACACAATGAGGAAAAGACCAGAGAGGGCTTCGGACATTACAAGGGAACATATCACCAGACAGTCCTGCTCACATTGGCAGAAGCCCTGGAACGCATGACAGTACCTTCGGAGATCTGTGTACATACCCGGGATGCATATGTAAGCAGCAGGATCCTGAAGTTGGAAGAACTGGCCGGATCCGGATGGAAAGACACCAAAGGAGAACCGATCAGGAACGCAGAAGAATGGAAGCGGGTGTATGCGGCCGTCCATGCCCTTCCTGATGCACACCAATTGTCAGAAAAGACTGAGAAACACAGTTATTCCGGGTGGCTGCAGGAGGAGATGGAAAAGAGAAAAGATGAATGCAGAAGAACTATGGGGCAAAGGCTGGAGTCTGAGACCAGAACAGAACCCGGCAGAAATGGAGTATCTGGGTGAGATCATTAAATCCGGATACAGATTCACGTACTACAAAGACCGGAAAGGAGGGATTTACTTTGAAAGCGAACCAGAAGGAGGAAAACCTGAATGGATGCGCCGCGCTGACGAAGACCGAAAGCGAAGGAATAGACACAGACATTGAAGCTCTGGAGAGTTACATCTGCGACAATATCTGTCAATACAGAGAGAAGACGGACAGCCAGGAAGCGCTTGAGTATTATTTCTGCAGTTCGTGCGAAATTAGTAGGTACGCAAGCAAAATAAAGGCAGAATATGACAGAATCAATTGTTTTGGCCATAGCCAGGCAGCGAAACTTATAAACAAATATAAAAACATCGTGTTCTGCGAAGAATGCGAGGACAGATGGTACTCACAGTCGGATGAGGCAAGCTATTGTTGCAGCAGCAGGATATGCAGAGCCTTGAAACCCGGAGACGGCTGTAGCTGTGGAATAAGAAAAGAATAGAGAAAAAGGGGAACGATTATGAGAACAATTGCAATCATCAATTTAAAAGGCGGGGTGGCAAAGACCACCTCAAGTATCAACATTGCTTACATCCTTTCTGCAAAGGGCAAGAGAGTCCTTCTTGTAGATAACGACAAGCAGGGAGATTGTTCAAGGGGGATGAACCGACGCACCCAGGAAGGCGAGGGAATCGATAAGATCATGATTGACAGAAAACCTGATATGGACAGTCTGATTCAGAAAACAGAATTTGACAATCTGGACATCATCACCGCGAATCTGAACCTTCTGACTGCAAATATGGAAGTCACCATGGACAGAGTAAGACCACAGCAGACAAGACTTAGAAACGCATTACGCCAGGTATCAGAGAGGTATGATTTCTGTGTGATCGATAATGCTCCGGATATCAATATATCGGTCATCAATGCGCTGACGGCAGCAGATGACGTATTGATTCCGGTAGAAGTTGATGATAATACCACGGAAGGGATGAATGAACTTCTGGATCAGATTGATGAGATCAGATGTGAATTAAATCCGGAACTGAAAAATGTGAAGTGCTTTATCAGCAAATACAATAAATACAATGAAGCCCACAACCAGGGAGCAGAAATCATTCGAGAATGGTACCCGACCATGAATACACTGATCAGAAATTCGCTTGCAGTTGCAAAGAGCACATATGCAAGAATACCGGTTGTGGCATTTAGCAAGAGATCTGCGGCAGCAGAGGACTATCAGAGCCTTGTAGAAGAATATCTGCAGATGATAAAGGAGTAAGAAATGGGAAGATTTAGTGTCAGAGACATGCTTGGTAAACAGTCCATTCCGGAAAGAAGAGAAGAGCAGACGATAGTATACAGAGACCCAAGGGAACTGGTACCAACAAAAGAGAATTTTTACAACACAAGAAATATAGACAAGCTTAAAGCGTCTATAAAGATAACCGGATATCTCATGCAGCCAATCCTGATAGAGAACATAGACGGAAAAGACCAGGTACTTGCTGGCCATCGCCGGCGGTTATGCTGCATTGAATTAGTCAATGAGGGAGACACCAGATTCGAAAAGGTTCCATGCATGTATGCAGCAGAGATAAAGATTTCAGAAGATGAAGACTTATCACCAGAACAGAAGGAAGCAATAACTCCTTTCATGCGCCAGTTTAAAGTAATTCAGGCAAACAACTACAGAGACAAAAACGACTGGGAAAGAATGCAGGAAGCTCTTGAGATGGAGAAGATCGTAAAGAATCTGAAAGAAAAGGTGGGAATCACCGGAACAGTACGCGAGAACTTAAAAGATCTTCTGGGAGTATCAAACGCTCAGTTCGGAAGATACAAGAATATAAGCAATCATTTGATTCAGGAACTGATGGAAGAGTTCCAGGATGGAGGAATCAACATTTCTGTAGCAGATGCTGCAGCATCCCTGAAACCGGAATTACAGAAGCTGGCATACGAGATGTACATGAAGAACAAAATCCTGACCCTTCCAGATATTCAACTCCTGAAGGACCAGCAGGCATTGAATGCAGACATTCCGGGACAGATGACAATAGAGCAGGCAACCAGGCAGCAGAAACCGGAAGAAGATGAGACGCTGATTCCTGTAGAACTGCAGATAGAAAGATTCTTTGACAGCCTGAAGAAGAACACAACAGCCCGGATCCGCAATGGAGACAAGCTGATGGGAACAAAGATGATCAGTATGCTCTATTGCTATGTAAAGCACAGAAACGGGTACCTGAACTATCAGGGGCATCCGGATAGGATCACATTCAACCCAGACAGCCCGGAAGAAAAAGAAATGACCTGGCAGGAACTGACCGAAGAACTGATCAGGCGCTACTCAACAAAGAAACCAGTCAAGATGACCACAATTGATGCACCTGAGAAGCCAGAGAAGAAAGAAACCAATGCTGGAAAGTGTATTCACCGAGAAGGATTCACCTGTACTCTCGAAGCAGCTCAGAAAGTGATAGCAGGGGATAGAGAAAATTGTAATAGAAAATGCTGTTGGAATTGTGAAAAACATGGAGCTTGCGGATACGAATGTAATGCTTCGGCTCATCGGCCAACAGAGAATACTCAGGAAAAGAGCTGCCAACCGGCAACAGAAACACCGGACAAAAAGCAGCAGGAAGACCATTCCGGCGATTCCGCCGAGATGGTAAAACATCTGAGAAATACAGATAAAATCTCGGATGCGTGGCCGGAAGATTTAAAAGATATCCCGATTCCATCAACGGGCGATCTATCAATATATCTGCAAAAACAAGAAGACCTGTTAAAACAGATGACGGAAGTTAAGAAAGAAGAAGCAGGATTTCCAGAGTTGGTGATTAAAAAACAACAAATGCTTGTAGCAGGACTCAGGATTCTCAAAAATATTGTAGAAGACTGTCAGGAGGAACCGGAACAGCCAGGATTGCCAATCATGAAGAATAATGACCAACGCAAAGAATGGTTGAGAAACTATAAAATTTGGGGACTCTGGTACACCGATAATCATACCGGCGTGAAATATTACAAATACGATTTCGAAAACGGTGCCCGTTTGGTCGTAGAAGAATACGAGAAAGAGCCTTTGCCAGAAAACAGCTGGTATGTGCCGGAAGAACCATATTACATGCATCTGATAGGAGGACTGGAACCGGACAGAAAAGGTGGAATTCCAAAATGGACATATCATTCGAAATACAACAAGTATCCGAACAGTGAAACAGAACTTGTGGAATTTTTAAAGGAGATTCAGAAATGAGCAAGTTAGATCAATATATGCAAGGACGTACAGAGGGCATGGAATTTGCCCTCCGCCTTGCAAAGGATAAAGGAATAGGAGAATTGGAGAAAGAAGTCAGATTCCGTAACCGGACAGGAGTCTCGTTAAACCTTACCAGACAGGAGATAGCCGCCGGATCCGACAAAATCAAGAATATGACTTTTGACACCATGTTAGCAATGAGTCTTATGACTTTAAGAGATGAATTCACCTTCGGAAAGAAACGCCTGGAAAGATTCAAGGACAGATTCACCGAGAAAGCTGCATCTCTGGCAGACGACTACTGCACATGGCTGGATATAGTAGATGTGCTCAAGGAAGAAACCGGAATAGATTTAGAAATCCGGTGGAATGACAAGAAATGACCGATTCGGTCACTAAAAAAAGGGTGCTACTAAAATTCACATAGATACATCCTTCCTGTGTGAGCCTGTCAGATCACAGGAAGGAGAAAGGAGAAAATGTATGTTAATCAGAAGTCAGGATAAAACAACACTGGTAAAGTTTGAAAACATTGTAGTCGATCTAAAACTCCCAGATTCATTGAATGTTATATGTTGGAGTTGGCAGGATGCACAGAGAAGTGGAGGATATGTTATTTTAGGAAAATATTCCACAAAAGAAAAAGCCATGAAAGTACTGGATATGATTCAGGAAGCATATGCGGACGCAGAGTTAATTCCAATGACAGTGCCAAATATCGGGAAGAAGTTCGCAGAAGCGCCAGCATCAAAAGAAAATGAACTTCTGGCTGAAGCTATTGGAAAAGCACTTATGAACAAAATGGTCTTTCAAATGCCAGAGGATAGTGAGGTGGAAGCATGAGTGATGTAATGGAATTTGTGCAGAACGAAGATGGTACGTTTGGCACATACGATGATACCTATGACATTGTAATACACTGCGAGACAGAAGAGGAACAGAAGAAAGTTATTGAACGTTTAAAAGATACTAGCTGGATTCCTGCCAGTGAGAGATTACCCGAAATCAAAATTACCGCTGGTTGTAATAGCTGCATTGATAAGATTACCGGAGAAGGAAAGGACATTTAAGAATATGAGCAGAGAGGAACAGATATGCGAAACCTGTAAAGAGAATGATAATGGTTTCTGCGATCGCATTGGACGCATGGTAGAAGATGACGACTGGTGTGCAAAATGGAAAACCAAAGAAGCTACAGAATGGAAAACAAGGATGATGAATACATTTCTGGCCGGACATTGAGAGGAGGCAAAGATAGTGGTTTCGAACCTGTATGATGTAAAAGACAGATCGGGAAAAACGATTATAGAGAACGTAACGTTTGGGGAGGTAGTGGAACATTTAAAATGCTCGAAAGCACAGGTAAATAATTCCAGAACCTCTGGTGATCGCATCTTTGGAGAATACACAGTAGAAATGGTTGATCGGAAACTCAGCAGGAGAAAAGATGCTGATCTGCTTCGGGAATTTGACTTCATCCGCTTTTGCCTGCTGGCTGAGATGCAAGAAAGGCGACAAAAATGAACATTAGACAGAAGAAAAAGCTATTTAAGAAAAAAACAGGCAAAAACCCATCGAAGTGGATGCATTACGGGACACTCAGATATCACAAAGCTATCGGGAAACCATGGGGAGGCATGGCAGCACTTAGGAAGATAGAAGCCGCCGGAGCGGTAGAAAGCTTTAATCGAAGGATCCGGAACAGGAATTATCTGATCAGAGAAGCAAGGAGGTATACCAGATGAAACAGGGAGGATTATTATTTCCTAAAGAACCCGCCAGAAAAAAACGGAAGAAGCACCACAAAAGCATTATAGACAGAGATATGAAAAATCAGTGCTTCATTTGCGGAAAAACAGGTTATACAGAACGCCATCATATCTATGGCAGTGCAAACCGCAAATACTCCGAGCAATATGGCTTGACCGTATATCTTTGCCCAGAATGCCACAGGACCTCAGAGATATCAGCGCACCGAAATAAAGAAGTCAGGATTACCCTGCAGCGGATCGGTCAGAGAACATTTGAGAAGAAGTGTGGCAGCAGGGATAAATTCACGGAAATATTTGGGAAAAACTATCTGGAGGATGAATAGATGAACATTGCACATCATCAAAGACAAAAATGTTACAGCCGGAACGAATTGCAAGGAATACAGATTCTACGAACAAAAAGTGACCGAATCGGTCAGGAAGGAGAAAAATGAATTACGACAAAAGCAACATCCCTCTCATGAGAATGGGAGACATAAGAAAGACGCTCAAAAGAACGTTCAAAGTCCGCCCAGGCAGAAAGATTAAATTAAAAGCGCGGGTAAGAGATGATGGAAACAGCACACGAATCATATACCATACAGCAACTGTTATAAAATTATATCCCTATGTGGTACAATTACAGCTGGAAAACGGGCAATACACCTCTCCCGGATACACAAAACTATATCTGATGCTCCATGGTGCCGACGAGGAATAAGAAACAGGAGGAATACCGAAGTGAATAGAGACTTATTGGAACAGTACACAGATGCAGTAAAACTGATTAAAGAAACGAAAGAAACCATAAAAAAGCTGGAGAAGAGAAACTCTGTGCAGACAAAAGATACAGTTTCTGGAAGCAATTCGGAATTTCCTTTTCAACCCATGCATTTTGTAATCCAGGGTAAAACACACGATGAGGACGACAAGATAGAAAGACAAAAACGTAGACAACAGATACAGATAGAGCAGGCAGAGAAGTTAAAGAACGATGTGGAAGAGTGGATGCTTACAATTCCATTCAGAATGCGCAGGATCATTAAGTTTAAGATCTTTGAGGAAATGAACTGGCAGCAGGTTGCAAAGCATATAGGAGGAAAAGCAACTGGAGAATCTGTGAGAAAGGAATTTGAAACATTCATGAAAAAATAAAAGTTTTTCCGTTTTTTCCGTTTTTTCCGTTTTAAATATGCAATAATATAAACTGGAGTTGCTGAAATGGAAATAGGTAAATCTCCTTCCTTACGTTTGCCAGGTGCCACAGCCTGGCGAATGAATTGGTCGGTGCCAGACCAAACACAAAAAGGTACAAGGACTCACATGGATTTTCCTTGGCGTAGGAGCCATCTGCTTGTAGAAAGCAGGTGGCTCTTATACTATGGACATTTAGCTCAGCTGGGAGAGCAATCGGCTCATAACCGATAGGTCCTGGATTCGAACCCCAGAATGTCCATAATTACCGCGGGATAAAGTAACGGAAACTTACAGGCCTCCTTAGCCTGGAACGGTGGTTCGAATCCGCCTCCCGCTATCAGAGAACAGGAGGGATGGCATGATATACAAACGATGTAGCAGATGCGGGAGTAGGGTACCGGCAGGGACTACGTGCCCGTGCAGAAAGAACAACATCAGAGAGTATGCAAAGCCAACCGGAATAAAGAAAGAATACCACACACAACGGTGGAAGGATCTGAGACAGTTTGTACTTAACAGTTATGATGGACTGGATATCTATATATTGTACAAGTACAACAGAATAGTAACAGCAGATACGGCGCATCATATTGAACTATCACAAGACAGACCTGATCTGTTCTATTCAGATTCAAATTTGATTCCAGTCTCAAGAGCTGGACATAAAGAGATACATAAACGATATAAGAAAGAGGGAAAGACGGTAGTGCAGGAGGAATTGAGAGGTTTTCAGATGCGTTTCAAGACCACCGGGGGATAGAAAAAAGTTTTGAACGGATCTCCCACGAC